GCTGGTTCAAAGCTAACGCCTGAACAACAAAAAGCTGTAGATTTCTTTAATAGATACAACAAGGAGTCAGAAGCAACTCAAAAAACAGTTAAAACAAACTCTGATATTTTTACGCAAAAAACTAATCAAGTTTTTAACGACAAGTTCAAAGGTTTTGAATACAACGTCGGTGATAAAAAATATAGGTTTAATGTAAACAATGCTGAAGAGATTAAAAATACTCAAAGCGATATAAGCAATTTTACCAAAAAGTTTTTGGATAAGAAAAATGCTTTAAAAGACGCTAAAGGTTATCATAAATCTTTATTCACAGCAATGAATGCTGATGCTGTTGCAAAACACTTTTATGAACAAGGAAAAGCTGATGCTATGAAAAATAGCATTGCTAAAGCCAAAAACGTTAATATGGATCCAAGACAAGCTCATGGAAAAATTGAAGCAGGAGGTATGAAGTTTAAAGTGTTAGGCGAAAGTGCTAATGATTTTAAGTTTAAAATTAAAAATAAAAATAAATAACAATTTAAAAATTAAAAAAAATGGCAATTTCAAATCCAGGTGGAAATTTGAATAGTGTTGTAGCTCCACAGCAACAAACACTAGCTTCAAATTACATCGATTTTACTGCGCAGGCAACCGCTGGTTGGGCGCAACAATATTTACCAGATCTTATGGAAAAAGAAGCTGAGGTTTTTGGAAACAGAACAATCTCAGGATTTCTTTCACAAGTAGGAGCTGAAGAGGCTATGACAGCTGATCAAGTTGTATGGTCTGAACAAGGAAGGTTACACTTATCTTACGTAGGTACAGTAGCTACGGCTGGTGATACTAATGGTACGTTTACATGTGTTACTGATATAGATGGACAAGCTTTAACTACTACTCATGGTATTAGAGTAAACGATGTTGTACTTATTGCAAGTGCTGGTATCGTTACTAAATGTTTAGTTGTAGAAACTCCAGAATCAGCTGTTGTTACAGTTGAGCCTTATGACAAAGCTGATTTAACTGGTCACGCAACAACTGCTAGTGGATCTGTATTATTAGTTATAGGTTCTGAGTACGGTAAAGGACAGTCTTACTCTGATATTACTGGTACTCATAATTCTGATAGAAGAACAGCTTTAGAGCCTACTTTTAAATCTTTTACTAATAAGCCAATTATTATGAAAGATTATTATGAAATCTCTGGGTCTGACGCATCTCAAGTTGGTTGGGTTGAAGTTTCTGGTGAAGAAGGTCAATCAGGTTACTTATGGTATTTAAAAGCTGAAGGTGATACTAGAGCTAGATTTACTGATTATTTAGAAATGTCAATGTTAGAAGCTGAGAAAACAGTTGCTAATTCTGCCATCGGTTTTGCTGACAAACAAATTAGAGGTACTGCTGATGCTGGTGCTGATGGTGCTGGTACAGAGGGTTTGTTTGCTGCTATTGAGTCTAGAGGTAATGTTACTTCTGGTGTTACTGGTGTTAATGCTGCTACTGACTTAGCTGAATTTGATGCTATTTTAGCTGAGTTTGACAAGCAGGGTGCTATTGAAGAAAACATGATGTTTGTTAACAGAGCTACTAGTTTAGCAATGGACGATATGTTAGCTTCAATGAATTCTTACGGAGCTGGAGGTACTTCTTATGGAGTATTTGACAACTCAGAAGATATGGCATTAAACTTAGGTTTCTCTGGTTTTAGACGTGGATCTTACGATTTCTACAAGTCTGACTTTAGATATTTAAATGACAAAGCTACAAGAGGTGAAATAAACCGTATTGCAACATCTGCTGCAATTCGTGGTGTTATTATACCTGCTGGTGTATCTTCAGTTTATGATCAAGCTTTAGGAAAGAACATGAAACGTCCTTTCTTACACGTTAGATATAGAGCTTCTCAAACAGATGACAGACGAATGAAAACTTGGGTTACTGGTTCTGTTGGTGCTGCTACATCTGCACTTGACGCAATGCAAATCCACTATTTATCTGAAAGATGTTTAGTTACACAAGGTGCTAACAATTTCATGTTAATGAAGTAAGCATTTATTATATTAAGGATCGAGGCTTCGGCCTCGACCCTTTCTTTTTATTAATTTTATTATATATTATATTATGGCAAAAAAACAAGAAACAAAAAAAGAAATAGTAACTGAAGAAGTTACTCAAGTTGTACAACAACCAGAAGTTAAAACGCCGGTTGTAGAAACTCCAAAACCAAAAAGAGTTGAAAAGAAAAACCCAATGTTAGAAGATGGTTGGGAAATAAAAAACAGAATATACAGATTAAAAGGTGGTAAAAAACCTTTATCACGATCTATTAGATCTGCAAATATACATTGGTTTGATGAAGAAAAAGGATATGAAAGAGAGTTAAAATATTGTCAAAATCAAAAAACTTGTTTTGTAGACGAAATGAAAGGAGACCAAAGATTAGAGCATATTATTTTTAGAAATGGTATATTAATGATTGAAAAGGAAAAAACAGTTTTACAAAAACTATTATCATTATATCACCCTGATAGAAACGTAATGTTTTATGAAGAAAAACCAGTTGCAAAAGCAATGGGTGAAATAGCTTGGTTAGAAATAGAGATTGAAGCATTAAACGCTGCAAAAAATATTGATATTGATATGGCTGAAGCTATTATGCGTGTTGAGGTTGGTTCTAAAGTATCAGAGATGAGTTCTAAAGAACTTAAAAGAGATTTACTATTATACGCTAAAAGAAACCCAGAGTTATTCTTAGAGTTGGTAAATGACGAAAATGTTGTACTTAGAAACTTTGGTATTAGAGCAACTGAAATGGGTATATTAAAATTATCTTCAGATCAAAGGACTTTTTCATGGGGTTCTAATGATAGAAAGTTAATGAACGTTCCTTTTGATGAACATCCTTATTCAGCTTTAGCCGCTTGGTTTAAAACTGATGAAGGAATGGAGATT